ATAATCAAGCCGCCTACAGATGAACAGATTGTTCTTCTAGGTAAAAATGATCCTGAGTTGTTGGCTGATTTGCATAGGGTGCATGAAGGTAGAATACAGTCTAGCATAGACGAACCCCTGAAGCATGGCTTTGACCTAGAGGGTTGGAAGCGAATGCAGTTGGGTTTAGAAAAATACAATGAATGCCTGGTACTTGGGGGTAATCGTAGTGGTAAAACCACAGGTTGTGCCAAGATGGTGATGAAGGCAGTTACGGAAAGTATGGATGGTCATATTGTTTGTTTTTCTCAGAATGCCGATACATCTGTTAAGGTGCAGCAGGCTGCCATATGGGAAATGATGCCCAAAGAGTTCAGGAAGAAAACAAAAAGTATAGATGGATATATTAACTTTTCTATGCAGAATGGATTTACAGGTAGTTCATTTATTTTCCCTGACACAAAAACTAGAGTAGATTTTAAGACATATACTCAGTTTACAAACAATCAGACAATACTTGAGGGTTTTGAGTTTGGATTCAAAAAAGCAGAAGGTTTGAATATAGGAGCTTGGCTTGATGAGTACTTGGGCGATTCTGCATTGGTAAATACACTTAGGTTTCGACTAGCTACTAGAGATTCTAAGTTAGTTATTGGATTTACACCGATTGATGGGTATACCCCATTTATTTCTGAGTACCTAAAAGGAGCAGAAACTAAGGAAACCAAACCTGCCGAGCTGCTAAAAAATGAATCCGTGCCTATTGTTCAATATAGTCCTGACAGGGATGCAAGCATAGTTTACCTGCATTCAGATGAAAATCCATTTGGTGGATATAGTCGTATAGCCAAAGATCTTCGAGGCAGACCTGCAGATGAAATTAAAGTTCGTGCATATGGCTTACCTGTTAAGTCAATGACAAGTCTGCTACCATTATTTAATACAGAAGTCAATGTACTATCTAAGACAAAAAACAAATACGGAATCCAATTTCCGGATATTACCAATCAGCGAAGATACAGTTGTTATCAAGTGGTTGACCCTGCCGGAGCTAGAAACTATGTTTCAATCTGGGCAGGAGTGGATGAAGAAGGTAGAGTTTTTATACGGAGAGAGTGGCCCGATAGAGATACATATGGTGAGTGGGCTATTTATGGTGATCCGAAATGGAAGTACGGTCCTGCTGCTAAAAAACTAGGATACAATGTTCAGGGCTACGCAGAGCTATTCGAGGAAATCGAAGAGGAGCTAGGTATTGAAGTAGTAGAGCGTATAGGTGACTCTAGATATTTTGCTAGAGAAAATGAAGACAATGATGATTTATTTACTAGTTTCTATGATTATGGTATGCATTTTGTACCATCAGATGGTAGATCAGAGGAAATGGGTATATCTGCACTAGACGATTGGTTTAGCTATAATCCAAATGTAGACATAGATTCGGCAAATTCGCCTATGTGTTATATACACGAAGACTGTAAAAATTTAATTGAAAGTTTAATCAACTATAATTCAAAAGGAAAATCAGATGAAGCACTCAAGGATTTCTTTGATCTCATAAGGTATCTTCGCATGGCTAATGCTGGAGAAGGTCCTGATCACATAAATGCTAGAGAATTACAAACAACCACAAACACAAAAGGAGGCTACTAATGGCAAAACGCAAATTAACTGATTTAGCAGAAGAATACGGCATATCTTTTGAAGAAGCAAAGGATTTAGCTTTTGAAAAATTTGATGAAGATATGATTACAGGTAAAGGTAAAAACACATGGATTGATGAAAGAGGTCAAGCTATGTTAGATGACCTTGTTCCTATTGATATAATCTACAGAGGGCGTGTAGTATCTGAAGCACCAAATCCTGCATATGTTATTGCATATGTAAAAGAATTGACTGCTAAAGTTCCTGTACGCATACCTATGCGATATAAAGGAATGCTAAACAATAAAATAATTCATATACAAGCCGATAATACAGGTCACGCACCAAAGTATAATTGGATACCTACAAAAGTAAGAACATAATCTATGGATAACGATAATATTTCGGAAGCACTAACATATGTTTCGGATACTCCGAGCATTAATACTTTGCGTTATGCTTATGATCAAACAGTAACAGAGCTAGAATCATATTTTGATTTATGCAGAAGTAGTTACGATGACAGGCGTAATTGGTGGGCAGGCAAAAGCCGTGATCACAGAAAACACGGAACAGATGCATTCCCATGGGAAGGTGCTGCCGATATGGAGGCTCATACTATTGATGAAAGAATTACTCGTCTTGTATCTTTGTTCATGTCTAGTCTTAATCGTGCTAATGTTCGTGCTTTTCCTGTAGAAGCAGGCGATATAGCGAGATCAAAGGTAGTATCTAGTTTCCTGAAATGGATGGTAACATCAGGTTATATTCCTAGATTCCAAAAAGAAATGGAACTAGGAGCTAATTATCTGCTCGAAAGAGGTATATTATTAACCTATGTTGGTTGGCATAGAGAAGACAGGAGATTTTTACAATCACTTAATTTAGATCAAATAGGACAAATGAGTCCTGAGGTTGCTTCAATGATACTAGAAGATAACAAAGATTCAGATCAAGTTGTCGTAGGTATGCTTCAGCAAATCTTTGAAGGTGTAAGTGCTAAAAGAGCAAAGAAAGCAATAAAAGAGCTTCGCAAAAATGGCTCTACAAAACTACCTGTAGTTCGTAGACAAATAGATGCACCTGAAGTAAAAACACTTGCACCTGATGGGGATTTCTTTTTTCCTCCGTATGTAACTGATCCTCAGAGAGCACCGTATTGTTTTTGGAAAACATACTATACTGCTCAAGAACTAGAGAATAAAGTTATAACAGAAGGTTGGGATGAAGACTTTGTTTCCTATGTAATCGAAAGATACAGAGGTGTAAACATTGACAGTATTGAGCGTGAGCAAGAAGGCAGACGAAGCATTTCACTTACGGACAATGCCTATGAAGCAAATGAGCTTATAGAAATAGTTTATGCTTACCAAAGACTAATAGATTCAGAAGATGGTTCTGAAGGTATTTATTGTACAGTATTTCACAAAGAGTTCGAGGGCAATGATCTAGCCCCTGGATTCGCCAAATTTGAATTGTTAAATGGATACGAAGACTATCCTGTTGTAGTTACTAAGCTATCTGAGGATAGTAAGCGTTTGTATGATACACAAACAATACCTGATATTCTTCGTGGCATTCAAAACCAAGTAAAAGTAGAGCGTGACTCAAGGATAGACAGAAACTCACTATCTACTTTACCTCCGATACTGCACCCTGTAGGTCAAGCACCAACTGATTGGGGGCCTGGCAGAATGATTCCATATCGCAGAAAAGGAGACTTGGACTTTGCACCTACGCCACCTAGCCCTGTTGGTTCTATTGAAATAGAAAAAACAATGGAAGACCAGGCAGATAGGCTTTGTGGATTGGATGAAACAAGTCAAATATCTCAGATTCGCAAGCAGTTCTTAGTTGATAAGTTTTTACAACACGCTGCAGAAGTATTGCGTATGTCATACAAGTGCTTCCAAAGATTCGGACCTGATAGTGTTTTCTTCAAGGTAACTGGAGTGCCTGATCCTCAAATGTTCAGCAAGGGCGATCCAAATGAAAATTTTGATATTTTAATTAATTACGATGTTTTGAATACAGACCAAGAAACAATGGCAAGTAAGCTACAACAGTTAGTTTCGCTTACATCATTGGATCGAAGTGGCAGAATAAATATGGATAGTTTATTAGATGTAGTAGCAGGTGCAATTGATCCTGTACTAGCTGATAGTATCCTACAACCTGCAGAACAAGCACAACAACAAATGGTAAAAGATGTTACTGATGACTTGACAAAAATCTTTGCTGGTATTGAAATGCCTGCAAGACCAAATGGTGCACAAATTGCATTACAAGTTATTCAACAGTATACATCTCAAGAAGATATTGCAGCTCGTTTACAACAGGATGAAAGCTTTGCACAGCGTATTGAGAAGTATGCTGGTCAATATACATTTATGATGCAACAATCACAAAATGCACAAATTGGTCGTATAGGTACTGCACCTGCACAAATGGGTGGAATACAAACACAACAAATGTAATGAGTTTACCAAGTTTAGAAGAAGATATAAAAACACTAAATCAACACGAAGCATTTGCTCGTTTTGTTGAAACAATTTATTCTCTACGAGAAGAATCTATTTCTTCATTGTTTGAATCGGAAAAAGATCAGGTTCAACAAATATCAGGAATGATTTTAGCATACGATCAGATACTAAAAATAGTTGATTGGAATGCCTTACAACTAAAACACATAGGTAGGCTAAATAAAGACTTGTAGTATCCTATATAATATTTTTATCGCTAACGCTTCAGCGTCAAGAAGTGGAAACAATTAGTTATGCAACAAGAAGTCACATCGGAAGCCGCCCAATCCGAACAATCAGAGGCGAATACATTGTCAAATATATCAGCGTCAGAGTATGTACAAAGACGCTTGGGTGCAATACAGAATCAAGAGCAACCTCAAGAGGAAGTTCAAGAAACTGAAGAAGCACCAGTTGTTGAAGAAGAAGTCGAAGAAGTAGTAGAACCTGTTGATGAGAGTACAATAGAGGAAACTATGGAAGAGGAGTCTTCTGAAGATGTTCTTTCACAGTTAAGTTTAGACGAAATGTCTGATGAGGAACTCAGAGAGTTATCTGATAAACTTGGAAGCCGTGCAGTCGCAAGGTTTGGTGAACTTACTGCAAAGCGTAAAGCTGCAGAAGAAAAAGTGCAAGCACTTGAAGCCGAACTTAATAAACAAAACCCATTAGATAGAGAACCAGAGGTTGCCGATAATCCTTATTCTGATTTAAATTCATTAGAAGATTTACAGGAAAAGGCACAAGAAGTAAACAAGGTTATTGAATGGGCAGAAGAAGTATTGTTTAATGCAGATGAGTACGGTGCAAATGATGAGATAACTGTCATTGAAGGCAAAGGACTTACAAAATCAGAGGTAAGGAAAAGCTTATTAAATGCTCGCAAGTCGAGAGATAAGTATTTACCTGCACAACTAAAGTCAGTTCAAAAAGTAGAACAGGCTAAAGTTATGAAGTCTGGTTTTGAAGAACAAGCCAAAAAAGAGTTAGCCTGGATGCAAGGAGAGGATAACGATACTCGCAAGCGTTATGAAGCAATGATCAACGATCCTCGTTTTGTAAAGCTAGAAGAAACAGTAGACCCTGAAATAGGTGCTCAGTTAAATTATATTATTGCTCATGCAGCTAATAGTATATACGGCAGAAGACCTATTAAAGAAACTGCTACATCTCCTGCGATTAATCCACCTAAAACAGGAACTCCATCAGCATCACAATCTGAAAAAACTGTAAACAAATCTTCCAAAGCCGTAAAGGATCTTTCTCAACGATTTAAAACATCTGGCAAAAAAAGTGATTTCATATCTCTCAGAACCCTTCAATTATCAAATCGTTAAATAATATAAGTTATGTCATTTTCAGACACATATGATCCAACAAAGTCCGTACTAAGCGGACCCGGTTCTGCTGTTTCCAATCGTGAAGACTTGACAGATGTCTTGTCAATTCTTGCACCTGAAGAAACGCCAGTTCTTTCTTCTGCTTCAAAGCAGAAAGCGTCATCCACTTTCGTAGAGTGGACAGTAGATTCATTAGCCGATGTAAGCACAGCAGGTGTTTCAGAAGGTGCTGATGTAACATCATTCACAGATAAATTCTCAGGTCGTGCTCGTCTTGGTAACTACACTCAGAAGTTCCGTAGAGACTACATGGTTTCTGACCTACAAGAAGCAGTTGATTCTGTTGGGCCTGCAAAGATTGCTCAAGCAGAAGCAAAAGCTATCCGTGAGTTAAAGCGTGATGTCGAAGCTACATTATTATCAGACAATGAAATGTCTGCAGAAAATGGAGTAGGCACACCTTATAAACTTCGTGGATTAGGTAAATGGATTCA